CCATTTTAATCACCCATAGACTGAATAGTCTGCATTACTCTTACTCTCTCAGTGTCATCTCCACCCTGCATAGGGTAGAATGGTAAGACTGTATGCTTAAGAGCATCAATCAATTTCATACCATCTTTAGTTATAGTCTGGTCATCACCAACATTTACTGTAGTTCCTTTATTTTTTAAATCTTTTTGGTATTCAAAGAAAGTTCCTGTATATCCACCCTCTACAGCTCTCTCGTAATTTTCAATAGCTGCGGTAGGTTTAGTTGGGGTAGGCATAGATGTTCTAATATCATTAGCCATATCCCTTGCTGCTTCTGCATAGCTATGTAGACCTACACCTTGTAGTGCATTGGCAATTTCTATGAAATCTTCTGGAGTTTGTGGATTAGGGAATCTTGCCATAATGTCATCAAGCGCTTGTTGTTGTTGCATCCTGGGATCACCACCAATACCAAACATTCCTCCTATACTCCTCTTGAAGGCATTATCTCTATCTCCAAGCAAGGATGAGTTGTAATACATTCCGTATCGTTTACCACCACCACCAGCTACGCCCGCTTTATGGGCATCTTCTTGCATCTGCCTGTCCATTGCATATCTGGTATCAAACATACTTGGAAAATTTAAATCTGCCATTCCCTTCTCCTATTAAACTGTTTATTTATTCACTAATCTTTTACCTACCAAATAACATAGAGGTTCAAGGACAAATCTCCAAGCCTGCCCAATTCTATCCCTCTTCTTGCCATACATCTCTGCTCTTAAATCAACACTACGATGTTTAGCTATATGCTTCAACAGAGCATATATAGGTTTGCCATACCACTTCTTGCGTATCTTGAGTAGTGGTTTGAAGATAGCGTGATAGCCTTTCTCCATCTCTGGCTTATCTTTATAATTCAATTCAGAATATTTAAGCCATATAGCATTGCGATAAGCACCGAACCCATAGTCATCATTCATAGCAGTACATACAATCTTCTTTCCTTTTTTCGCAGCCTCTAATGCCTGTAAATCCCTCCATGCAGTTGATGCCTCACTCATACCTTGCATATTTGCAATTGGTTGAGGTTGTGGCATCTTAATCATTGCATTTGCAATTCCACCTAGATTGCTCATCATACCCACAGCACCATATTGTCTTGCTAGATTGGAATCAATGAGTCCTTGAGATTCAGCAAAGGCTGCTTCTTCCAATTCCCTATTTCTTTGGTTTAATAAGGCTTGTTCTGCTTGAGCACCCATAAATCTTCCAGTTGAAGATGCACCAATAGCTTGTTCTCTTGCTAATCTTTCTTGTTGAGCACGAGCATCGCTTTCAGCATAAAGTGCTCTTTTTTGGTCAAATCTTTGTTGTTGGGCATCTTGCCAAGTACCGCCTCCTAGAGCATCTGCTTGACCTCCAAACATCTGTTGTCTTTGAATCATAGAATCGTAGATAGCTTGGTTCTCTGGAGATAGAGTAGAAGTAACCATATTCTTATCACGATCCCAACGAACTTGACCACCTACACCAGTTACATCTGGGGTTGATCTTTCCCAAATCATTCGGTCTAATTCTTTTTGATATTCAAAGTCCAATCCTGCAAAGTGAGAGCCTCTTTGACCACCACCACCACCTCTAAGAGGAAATCGGAATGTTTGTGTTTTCTTTGTACCCTTATAAGGTACATCTAAACTCCTATAACCAGCTAAATTTCTTTGTGCTGCATATTTTTGCCCGAAATTTCTATTGGCATTACGACCTACGCTTAAATCTTGATATGGCATCTTTCTATCTCCTAATTATTATGCTGTGCGTTTCCAAAAATATACTACTATGTAGGGTTGTACTACATCCATTTCTGGTGTTGTATGAGTGTGTCCACCTCCACCACCTGTTGCTGAAGTTGTAAAATTACCTTGAGTATTAGGTGATGATTGTTCAACACCACTGCCCGATATACCTCCAGCAGTAATTTCGTGAGTATGGGATGGCATTTCAGCAATAGTTAATGTATGGCTTCCTGTAGTTGATGCACTAATAACTTTAGAACCACCTGTTTCTTCTGCTGTATCAAAATCTGTATCACCAGAATCCAAACCTACCAGTACCTTACCTGCTCCAAAAGCCACCCAAGTTGTTCCCCCGATTGCTGCAACAACTGCTGCTGAATTAGCGTAAGCTACAGTTGTAGTGAATATTGCACCTACTGGATAAGCTGCTGCATTAAGGGCATCTGCTGCTGTCTTTACAAAAGCTGTCGTTGCTATCTGGGTTGTATTTGTTCCTTCTGCTGCTGTTGGTGCTAATGGTGTACCTGTCAGAGTTTCTGAGGCTATATCTGCCTTTGAATTTAATGCTGTTCTAATTGTAGTAAACTCGGAATTAAAGTCTGAACCAGAAATTACTTTCCCAGCATCGCTATCTGAGAGTCCATCTTTACCTGCCCAATCTACTGCTAAAGTATAATCGCTCATCGTATTTTCCCTTCCTTATGTAATAATGATAAATCTTGAATCGAGGCATCATAACCATTCGATGCTATAGCCATACTAATTTTCAAGTGTTTGGCACTTCCTGTTAATGGAGTCTTATACTCCTGTAATCCATATATCGGTGAATATAAAGAATTAGATGGATGCAATGTTGCATCGTGTGTATGTGTAACTGTTGTCGTTCCATACCGAGATGTAGATGCACCCCATAATGATGTCGAACCTGTAGTCGCAGGTCTTAAACTAATGGATGTTATACTTGATGGTGTCATACCAAAATCTTTATACCATTTCAAATAAAGTATCGCACCAGAACCACCCTCTAAAACAAGTATCATATTTTTTAACAACGCAGCCGACATTGTTTGTCCTAAAGGAATCCATGTTGAATCTATATTACTTGTGAATGGAGCATCGGTATAAGATACACCAGAATCCCATGCTAAATCTGTATCAAAATATCCTTCATATCCAGCAATACCACCATCTTTCTGTCCTACCAATAAACCACTATATAATTCTGTATATATCATAGAAGCAGGTTCTCTATCTAAATCAAAAGACCATGTTGTTACTCTTGGCACTTCATTCGGTGTAATATGCTTGAAGTCAAAAACATAATTGATGTTCTCGTCTACAAACGACATAATATATATACCTTCATTCTCTATATATACTGATTTAACATTCGTGCTTTGACCAATATTTCTTATAATTGTATCTTTAATATTGACACTTAAATCGGTCAGAGGTAGGTTTTCTTTCTCTGTTGTTCTTGCAAGTGATCTAAGTCCAGTAGCAGATAAGAAAACTAAATCATCGCCAATGGTTTGAATACTATCTCTACTGACACAACCTATACCCCTAATAACCTCTTGAACAGCTAAAGAGCCAACTGTTTCTGGTGAATTGTAAAGAACAATGTTTTCCTTTCCAAATATAACTAGCTTTCCGTAAAATGGTGCTAGTGCAACTATCTCATCAGTTCCCCATACCTTTGATAAATCAATTAAACCAGTATCACCATCCAAGAAATTATCACCATCAAGCAAATTTGAGTAATAAACAACATCTTTTGCCTCTGCTACACCACCACACCAGATTCTTCCATAGTAACCCATACCACAACTAGGATCAAACAAGGTAGTTATAGATGCTGGCAATGTAGCCATTATAATAACATCATCATCATCGTGTGCTGCTGCTGATGTACTATTTGCACCCCTACCACAACCTGTAAATGTTGTAGGTGTTTTTCCAGTATAAGAAATTATTTCATCATCAATCTTTATTTTTCCCTCTTGAGGAAAACCAAGTGTGCTATCTGCTGTTATAGTAGTAACAGAAGCATCTATACCACTACCATCATTTATAGCAGTAGCTTTATAATAAGATGACCATCTTTCTAAAGCATCGGAAGCACCAGCATATCTCTGTGGTACAACCCCAGCATGAAAACAATGCAATCTATCATTGAAGTTTACAAACTGCCAAGCTCCAGATGAACCCGAAACTGTGTGTCTTACATCTATAGTAGATGTTTGAAATGCAGCATTAGGCGATGTAAAGTCTATCGTATATATAGATGTACCATGACTAGCGAATATCTTATTCGTTCCTTGGTCGTTATGTTCTATCATAGAACCTATCGCTGTACCACTTGGAACTACTTTCTGTTTTAAACCCTTTCTAAATGAGATTCTTCCAGACTCCCTTAAAACAATATTATCAGCAGTAGTAAGCCAATCTGTTTCTAATGTTGATGGATTGTTTTGAGTATTGAGTCCATTAACACCAAAGTTAGCTAGTGGTTGATATGTTAAAGGCTTTGCCATTAGTTAATATACCAATCGGTTTCATATCTTGTATTGCCACTATCCAATATAATCGCTTGTTTAAGAGCCTCTATAGATTCTTGAGCCATTAAACTAGACTGTGTACCACCATCCTCACCTCTCTCTGCAATCGCCATTGCCCAAGCACCTAATACAACAGGTTTCTCTGGAACACTTATTACTGTTGCAGCCTCAGTTAAGTCATCTTGAAACTTTATAATATCAAATGAGATAGTATGAGCCTCTGTAGGAACTGGCGAAAGGTCTACTTTTAGGTTATTAGAGGCATCACTACCATTAAATCCGTAATACAATGGTTCTCCTGTGTTCTGTGATGGATAGGTAACTGTATTAATATATGTCTTGCCTACCTGTCTAAGGTGCATACCAGTAGTTTGATTGATAGCATCTAGAATCTTTATCTCTTGACCAGAACTGAGGTTATAGTTTTTTGTACCATTTACAGTTGAAATATCTACAGTTGATCTAAGATTAAGCCAATCATGCCTTCCTTCTACATATCGTTTCGCATCATTAACTAAAGCACCTATCACTTTTTGATAAGCAGATATAGTTGAACTATCGTTAATATCTCCAGACCAATCACTACTAATTGTATCTTCTCTTAGTCTTATTAATACTTCATTGATTAAGCCTCTAAATGTCATAATCCTATCCTTTAATTATTTTTCCCCATACGGAGCATTTGCCTTTAACGATCTCGATGGTTTCAAGTTGAAATAAATCATCATCAAACCAAGTTACAATTCCGAAAGCGTGATTCCAGTTATGTAGTCTACCTTTAAGCCATCTATTCTTCTCGGCAGACATATCCTTTAAACAACCCATAGACCAAGCAGCTATACCATCATCATCTAACTTGGTGTGTGAATATCGTTGTATGTCGTGTACATGACCATAAACAATATTTGCACCATACTTATCTAAATGTGTTTTAGCATGATTAACTGTAGTATATGCACCATGAATAAAATTCAACTTACCTAGTTTTAGAACTTCATTCCATACTTTATACTCATATCCCCTTTCATCCCACTTACAAGCATTTCTGAATGTATATTGATCTAAATAAGGATTCTCTTCTACAAATGAGTCTAGCCATTCATCGTGATTACCAGCTAATATATGTCGTTCTTTACACTTAATCTTGTCTAAGACTTTATCAAATCTATCAATACACTTATTGACTTCCTTGATTTCCTTGACCATCTCTTTGAGTTGGTATTCAAGCGGTGGTCGTTTTCGTCTTTTATATCTCCAAGCAGATACAGACTCCCATTCTCCAACATCACCTAAATTGATAAAAATGTCTGGTTTAACAAATTCTATCGCCTTTAATACTACTTTGACTGCACTCTCATCATGTATCGGAAAGTGCTGGTCGGGTACGACAATCGCCCTCTTCATATTTACCTACCTTTTGCTAGTTGTGCTCCAAAGTAGAATTCAATTATCATTGTTGCCCATGAGAAAACCTCACTTAGCTTCAACATACCTTCTACAGTAACATATTCTACCACATCTGGAGTTAGTTGGAAGCCTAAAATGCTTGCTCCTTTAACTACAGTAGGTATTACTGTTGGTACATCAAAAAACACAGGTGCTACTTGAGTAAATATAACCAAGCCTAATATAACAAATATAATCACTCGTCTATTCAAAGCAGCCATAGGTGATTCCTTGTCTGCTCTATCTCTAGCTTGGTTGATAGAATCATTACGAACTTGTAGTGATTGAATCATCAACTTCTGATTCTCTGCTGCTGCTTGTTGTTTTAAGGCAAACAACTTAGCAACAAAGCCTAAGATAATCGGTGCAACATTTGTGAGTAGTGCCATCATAATCTTAACTCATTATTTTTAATGCTTTAAATATTCCAATTTCTGTGGCTACGAAAAAGGCAAAACCACCATACAAAAAATATCGAATCTGATTTAATGTATTCATAATCTTTTGAATATTGGCTTTTGTTTCATCTATCAAAGAAAAGAGTTTTGATATTTGTCTGGTTTGATGATCTGTCTTTTCTTCTAGCAATCTAATTCTCTCTTCCATAATGTCCTTTACTTATTTGAGCCAATCGCACTACCTGTGAGTATTGCACCAAAGGCTAAGTGAAATAACCCACCACCCATTAGGGTAAAGGGATTGTGCTGTCCTGTCAGTTTCTTCATTAATTCCATCTGTACAAGTGTGTCCTCTGTTGAATTTATTATGTCCATAAACTGAGAGATGTCTGGTCTATTCAATCCGTACCAAACTGGAACAAATAGAAAGTCGTAAAAGCAAATCAGCAGGTATATTGATAATGCAGTCCATCGCCACCTAGAGGTACTTCTTTCAACATCTGTCATACACAGGGCGGTGTACACATTAAGGCATCAACACCTATTACCA